GTTGCCAAATCCACAGGAGTGGTAATGGCAGTACCACCGCTACCCACCTTAAAATTCACAGTCGAAGAGGCGGCAAAGGCTTCCTCAACAGCAACAAAACACCCAACAATCTCGCAGAAGGCCGGGAGTTTGTAATTAAGGGGGCCATTCAGTTCGTCGTGACCCAGAATAACTGTGATGTCCACATCAGAGCCATCCGTTTTCAGGACTCCAGTGGCACCACCAATATAGCGGCCCCCATAACGCTTGCCAACACCAATACCCGCAGGGTTAGATTCATAATTCGACATATCTATTCTCCTTTATTTGATGATTAGCCAATGGCAGTAGCGGAGGTCAGCAGAACACCAAGGGTGTCTACACGCTGAACACCGAAGCCCCAACGAGCAGTAGTGACAAACTCGTCACGACGCATGTCTTTGTTCCGCTCGCCTTCAACCTTAGGCATCCGTCGCCAAGCGGCCATAAGAGCCTTGGTCTGGTCGTCTGCGATGTTCAGGAAGAGGTTGGCGACACCGTTGGTAACGCTCGTGCCACCAATAGTCTCAGAAGCAATTTTGGGGAGACGGTTGGAAGACACAATGTGCCAACCCATAATCTCTCCGTAGTATTTGTGGTCTCTGTCCCAACCCTGAGCAAGCAGAGCGGAGAACATGGGGTTCTGGTTGACATTGTAGGTGAGGTTGAACTTGGAGTCCAGCGTAGCACCGAATACAGGGTCAACGATAGCAATTCGTCCACCAACAGGCACTTCACCCTTGTCGAAAGCCAGCTTCATTTTAATCAAGTCCTGAATATCGACAGTGGCGTTAGCACCAGAAGCGACAGCACGACGAGCAAAACCGTTAATGGCGTTTGCGTCAGTGGCAGTCTGAGCAGCGTTCAGAGTCTCGAATGCCTTCGTCTCGAAGTATTCCTGAATAGCACGAGTGGCTTTCTTTGCACGAGCAGCCTGAAGAGCCTCAATCTGAGAACCGTCTTCACGCATCTTGTCAGTGATGTACCAGCCATCACCAACATACTCGGTGATGCGCATCAGCACTTCACCCGATTCGATGGGGGTGTAGGTGATGGGACGCTCTTCTTCGACATACTGAATCTGAGCATCGCCTATCGATTTTATATGCAGGGTCTCACCGTTTCCAAAGTCGGAAACATTACGGTAGATAGGGTCAGGAAGCAGACCGTCTTCGAGGTTGGTGAGAATAAACTGCGAATACTGTTCCGCTTCGATAAACTGCCGGTTAGTCTGAGTATTAATCATTTAGCACTCCTATTTAATTCCAAGTTGATTGTTTACTTTTTCTTTGACACGTCGCCAGCTATCAGCAAGCTCCTTGTCAGTGGTGTAACCCATTACCTGTTTGATGGGAGGCTCTTCGTTTCTGGGCATACCAGCCGTGTTAATACCAGAAGGTATTGACGTAGAAGCTGGCTTAGTTGAGCCAATACCGAAGAGAGTGAAGACTGCTTTAGGGGAAGTAGCAGAAAGAGTCTTCAGGTAGTCCATAGACAGACCAAGCTCTTTAGCCTTCTCTTTGAAGGTTTCTGCTGCTTTCTCACCATACACCTCGTTGAATTTTGCATCCACAGACTTGATGTTGGCTTCCTGCTGCTTCTTCATTTCCCGCTCTTCCATCAGACGAAGAACGTCCTCCGGAGAGAGACCAGACGGAGTCGGGGGTTCCGGCTCAGTCTTGTTTTCGCTCTTCTTTTCAAGAGCAGACAGCACCTGTTCCATCGTGACATTAGAGTTGGCCTTCTCACGAAGCTCAGCAAGCTCCTGCTTCAGTTCCTGAATATACTTCTGGGAATGCTGAAGAGCATTAAGGGCCGTAGGAACATCACGATACTTAGGGGCACCGTCATCGCCACGAATCTGGTCAAGCAGCTGGTCAAACTGATTTTGAGAAACGGGCTGTTCAGTCGGGGTCTCCGGCTGAGGAGTAGAAGGCTCAGGGGTCTCCTGAGGTTTATCATTATCAAAAATTGCCATACTACCTCTCCAAGTTCAATAAGTTAATAATTTCTTCCATAGCTTTCTGATAGCCAAATTCATAGGCTACCTTCTCTCCCCATGAAGGGGAGTCAAAGCTTTCACGGGACAGTTGAAATTGCCGACTCTTTTCCATGTCCTGCATTAACAACTCTGTCACTCTGCCAAACAAATCTTTATTTTCCCGTAGCCTTGCCTCCCATTCCTTTTTCTCAGAAGGAGAGGCAAGGTGGCTTGTCATTCGTTTTGAAATCGCCATATTACACCGGAGTTGCTTGTCGTTCCATTGCTACCTGCTCAAGGTCTCCAGCAAACTGCTGAGTTTCAGCCTGCTCAACGAGACCAACATTCGGACGGTAGATGTTCCACTTGTACAACTGAAGGACATCGTTAAGCATGTTCGCAATACCCTTAGGAGACAGATGAGGCATAGCCACCTGACCCAGAGGAGTGTTCAACGTATTCGACATATTCTGGAGAAGCTGGGCTTGTTCACCGAAGTGCCTTGCCCCAATAGGACGAAGCTTCCCTCTCGCTGTAATGTCGGTCTTGTCCACTGTAAGGAAAGTCTCGACTCCGAAGTCATCGTCCATAGTACGAACAACGTCAGCAGAATCCAGATTCCGTCTTGCACACTCAAGCATAAGATTAAGAAGAGGCTCTAGGAGTTCAGTCTCGAAGAGTGTAACCTTTTCTTGGAATATTCGTCCAGCTGCATTCTCAAGCTGTTGAACTTCATAGGCAGTCTTCTCCCCCGGAGTGCGTATTCCCATAGCTTGTTTAGGGGCTCCCGCAAACTCCTCCATCTTCTGTTCCAGAACAGCAATGGCGTTTTCGGCTGCCAGCACTCCACTAAGGTTCTTCCCGAGCTCTTCAACATCGCCATCTCCAATAATAGGAATTTCAGAACCCGGCCCCCAATCGAATGGGTCAACATCACCCTTAATCTTCAAAGGGGGATGAACAGCAAGGTCCATAGCATCCGCTTTCAGGTTCTCCAAATGGTCAATACGATATTGCATACCAACCAAGTTGTCAAGCGGCCCCATCCCCCACAAGTTGTCAGGACGATAGCGCCAAGCAACATGGACAATGGAAGACTTCCCAAGCCAGTTGGGGATGTTGCAAGACATAACAGTGATGCATCTGTCTATGACAATAATCTGCTGATTCCTATGGAGCTTCTTTGTTGCTTTGTCGTAATAGTCTCCTCGGAACTCAAGCACCTCGACATAGTCGCTCTGGTAGTATTCCTGAAGGTTACCAAAACCATCAATGCTAATGCCAATTGCTTTCTGAAAGTCTTCATACGAGTAACTTCCAGACTCACGCATAAGAAGAGACTTGTCAAGGGCTGTTTGCCAAGCTTCCCCGTTGATGCCTTCTGCCATACGAACCACTTCCCCTATATGAAGAATACGCCTTATGATTTTAGGGCTCTCTTCAAAAGTAGGAGCAGTGGGGTTGAACACAATGTCCAGAGGAGAAATACGTCGTGCCCTAGGTCCAACATAGATGGGAGTGGCTATCCCAGTCTCTTCATCTATGTGGTATTCTGAGGCGTATTCCACCTCTGCAAAGGCGTTTCCGTAATCTATGAAGTCATACACGAGTTTTGAACCAACGTCCTTGAAATGGGATTCTCGTGTCTTTGTCTGCATATATCCTGTGATTGCCTGAGCTTTCTCTCTCACTTCATCGTCAACCGTAGCGCCTTCCCACTTCATCCAGTTGCTATTAGGAAACAAACTAGAGATGTAGTTGGCATGAAGGTTGTCTCGAATCTGGCACAACTTAGGGAGGGTCGTTTTGTTCTTCCAAGGAAGGCCAGAGTTAGAAGTGGTAGTGGTGTCAGTCGCAAATATGAAGTTGCGAAGCTCTGTCCACTCATTTATTTTTCCCTGTCTCTGCATATTCCATTTATCCCACAACGCAGCAATTGCTTTTGCTTGGTCATCGGACAATGAATTATACAGAGAGCTCAATTCCGCTACTGTTCCACTCATTATACTCTCCCTGAGAATTGAACTCCACCGAAACGAGAAGAATACCTCAGCTTGTTAGTAGAAGCATCCCTTTCTCTCACTTTACGAGGAGGTACCATTATTTCCACAAGAGAAGCAAAACAGTCTTTAATGTCATCATGCTGAGGACGAGCAAGCATAAGCTCTTCTTCCAAAGCAGGGATATATCCTCCTCTGTAATGGAAGATAGAAAGGTTGTCATAACGCGGCTCAAGAACAGCAGCAATACGCTCTTCTTTGGCTCCATCACTTCGTGTGGGCCTGTGCTCATCAATAGCAAGACTCAAGCCTTCCTTTCGTATCCTGTCTTTCAAATCCTCTACAATAACTTTCTGTGCGACTGTTACTTCTGCTCTCAGCTTTCTGAACAGCCATCTTGCATGAAGCTCAACAACTCTGTCAAAATACACTGAGATTTTATCTGTCTTAAATCTGTCTATGTCAAGAACATAGATGTATCCTTCTGCATCAATACCTGCCACTACAATTGCTGTGTAGTCAGCCCCTTTTCGCATGGAAAAAGCGAAGTCAATAGCAGCATAGACGTTAAGAGGTTTATTCTTAAACCACCATCGCCCGTCCTGCCTCACTATATGCTTCTTTTCGTAATACTGAAACCTATCGGTTGTAAGCCTTCTCGACTCAGGGTCGTTAGGGTCGTTGTAATCATTATGGGACTATCCCATTCAGACTGTGGCTTCTCCCTCGGGAGTGATTCCATTCAGTCGTTGCGGTCGATACGATTTTAATTCCTTCAATTTAATATGGATAGCCCGATTTGACTCTCTTGACGCCCCATTCTTTTTCAAATGGCAACCGGAGTCAATAACGTGCTTTACTAAATCGAATTGCGCCCTTTTTATTTTAATGTGAGGAATCACATCTGCGAGAAGCTTACAAGACTTCGTAACGCTTAATACATAAGATAGATTACCGTCTTTACGGACAGTAATCACCCCTCCGTAGTGCTTAGCTAGTAATTCCAAGCCTTGGGGGTCATTCATGTGGGAGGCAATACATAGTTTAAAATGTAAGTAGCCTTCTTGTGTTAAATCAGAGAAGAGGCAACCATCGCCATCAATATACCCTGCTGCCCATTGCCTTGAGGGAAAAGGTTTCCTTGAAGAACACCGGTCTGCTCTCAACTCTTTTAATCTCCTTCTTATTTCAGGGAGCTCTTCTTCAAAAAAGCTTTTACC